AGTATGAACAATATAAAAATACTGGAATGATCTATGATTATTTTGAGAATTAAATAGTTATAGTAAAGGAGATGTATTATGGAATATGTTGTTTTTGGAGACAAAACACTTTCTGATGTTTTTGAAGACATTTATAAAAACACTGATAGTAAACGAGAACAGATAAATACGTTCATCACAAAACTTGTTCGACAGATAAGAACCCCCGAAGATGCAGCAGTCATCTCTCCTATTATTAAGGATTTCATGGAGGTTAATGTCAAGAATGATGAACATATCGTGCGAATCGCACAAATCGCCCAAAGAGCAATCGCTATTGGAACAAAGGCTGCAAGCTCTACAGAACTTTTGACGGAGGAAGAGAAACAACAATTGTTGAGCAACATCAAACTAGAAATAGATGATTTACAACAAGAAACAACAGAAGTTGAGGATGAACTAGCACGACTTAAGGTTGGATAATGGCAGGCATTTTCTGGAATCCAGAGGTTAATGCTCGTGGAAAATCAGCCGAATTATCATCTCAGGCTGTTGTATTAGATGTTATTGTAAATGAAGAACACCGTGATTATGGAAGCTCTGGATTTGATGTAGGAACTATTCGTTTTAAATATCTAGATTATGGCGGACATCGAGATTCTATGAAAACGGGTTTTCGTGCACATCCATTGGAAGTAGATGTACAGTCATATCCCTTGATTGGTGAAATTGTATTTATTCAAAAAATTAGAGGTAATCATTTTTATTCTCGTAGAATAAATGTGAATAAAAGATTACAATTAAATACATTTCCAAAGATTGTAGATAGAGTAAAACCTGCTCAAACAACGCAAGACCGATCTAAAACGATTCAACAAGCTAAAGGGGGACAGTTAGTTCATTCGGTTGACGAACCTGCTGAAAATTTAACGAATGAAAATTATCAACGTAGGGGTGCTCTTTTTAATTTAAAACACTTTGATGGTGATATCATTGTTCAAAATCGTTATGGGGCAACATTGCGGTTTGGTTCTTCACAATCAGAATTGGCATTAAACCAACAAACTGATCCTTCCGAACCCCAAGATGGCGATGATGTAATATTGGGCCCAACCGTACCATTAAATAATGATCCAATTATAATCATGCGTGTTGGGGAACGAGAACTTCCAAATATAACGAGAAATACTGGATATGGATTAATTGTAGAAGATATTAATGAAGATCTTTCTTCATTTGTATTATCAACCGTACAACCAATTAATTTTAAATTTGCAAGTAATGATGATGTATACTTTCGATCTTCTCAGAAATTAGACAAGGCCTGGCTCGGCCGAGAAGCAGATATTCAACTCACAACTTTATCAGGCAATCAATCTTTATTGAATAGTGGTAGGTTGGTTCTGAATGCAAAAACAGATAGTATAATTCTTTCAGCTCAACAGGATTTTATATCTTTAACAAATAGAGATACAATACTTGATACTGGTAATCATTTTGTTATTGGAGCAGAACAGATACATCTTTTAGATAATACATCACAAGGAACGGCTGATGATCATGTTGCAGTTGCAGAAGCAGTAATTGAAGCTTTTGAGAACTTAATCGAGGCCTTGCGCATGCCCGGAGCTTATACTGCAACAGGCCCACTTGTTCAAGCTACGGGGATTATTACAAACCTTGAGGCGGTATTTTTTGATTTAGATAAAATTAAGAGTGAATTGGTAAGAATTCAAAAATAAAAGTATTGAAACTATTTATTAGTACAGTGTGGAGGTAATATGAAAATTAAAGATTTTAAAAAGATAGTAAAAGAGATAGTTGAACAAGAGATGATTACTCAAAAAGAACAGATTCTTAAGGAAATTAAGGCTGAACTTTTTGATATTATGACTGCTCAAAAAACTCCTAAAACAGAAACTAAGTCTGAGGTGAATGAAGGACTAGATAGAGCAAGTCTCAGACGGATGTTTGAGGAAAAACTTGGAACGGAAGAGGATATCTATTTAAATACCTCTAACGTGCCAGTAACTCCCCAAGGAGGACTGCCGAGTACGTTTGATGGTACTACACTAACCTCAGACCACGAAGACACTCTAAAGGCGATTAACAAAGATTATAGTCAAGTAATGAAGAAGATGGGAGTGTAACGTGGCTGACCCATCTCCACTATCTAAGGCTTCATCACTGCCTGCGGTTAGTATTGGTTTTGCGATTAGTATAATTGTAGCTGCGTGGTTTGCTGGTACACGGTTTCGCGATTTCGAAAATGCGGATACACAAAATATGACACAAATAGAAGATGTGCTTGATCGCCAAAAAAAATATATAGGGACCAGTGGGTTGTTAACTGAACGTATTGATGATTTAGAAGATGTTGTTAATGAAATTGAACGTGACTTGGCATTGTTAAAAGTTCAATTGGATTTAAAATAATGCCAATAGGATTCACACTTCCTCTTAGACGAGCCCGCGGGGGATACTTTGAAACATCTAATGATCTCTTGACACAGATAAAAAGTAATTTTATTAATTTGGTTTCTACAATGAAGGGCGAAAGGTTGTCAAATCCAACATTTGGGTGTGACCTCCATAGAGTTATTTTTGATACCAATTCTGATGATCTTTATCCAATAGCTAAGGAGACAGTAGAACAGGCCGTCGCTGAGTGGATGCCTTACATTGAATTAGAAAAATTTGAAATAGATACCACAGATAGTGACAAAGATCATTATCGAGCAAGAATTTATATGAGTTATAGATTAACTGAACAACCCAACTTATCAGACGAAATTTTGATTCAAATTTGAGGATTATAAATGGCTAACAATCAAATATCTACCGTTGTATTAGACGAACGAACTGACAAAAAACAAGTAAAATATTTAAACAAAGATTTTTCAGATTTTAAGAAAAATTTAGTTGAATTTACTAAATTTTATTTTTCTGATACATATCAAGATTTTAGTGATGCTTCTCCTGGCAGTATCTTTCTTGATATGGCATCTTATGTTGGAGATGTTCTTTCTTATTATACGGATCATTCTTTTAAAGAGAATTTATTAGCACATGCTACGGAAAAAGAAAGTATTGTTTCCTTGGCCCAAGGATTTGGATATAAGCCCATAGTAGTAACCCCAGCATTTTGTACGGTATCGATGTCTGCTTTAATTCCAGTTGATACTAATGGAGATTTAGATACAAAATATCTTCCAAGATTTTTGCCTGGAACGTCATTTTCAGCAACTTCTCAAGCCGATTCTGGAACTTTTGTTTCTCAAGATGTTTGTGATTTTGCTGATGTTACGGATAGAGAGGTAAAACCATATGCAGTGGATTCTGATACAGGATTGCCGTCATCACTTGTGGTATCAAAACCTATTAAAGTAGTTGCAGCGAAAGAAAAGGTTTTTAGAGTTAGTGTGGGTTCTCCTACTAAGTTTTTAAAAATTGAAATACCGGAAGATAAAGTTGTAGATATTAAATCGGTGGTAGATGCAGAAGGAAATACTTGGAAAGAAGTAGATAATTTATCTCAAGATTATGTTTTTCAAGATACGTTAGTTAGTACAAGTGGAGCAAGTGCAGCACCACTTTATAGTTTAAAAACAGTTAAAACGAATAGAAGGTTTGTTACGAAATTAAATAGAAAATTAAAAACTGAATTGGTTTTTGGATCTGGAACGGGTGATTTGTCAGACGTTTATGATAATCCAGATTATAAGTCTGTTTATGATACAAATTATTTACAGAATATGACAAATGTTGCTTTGGATACTCTTAATTTTACAACTGGTAATTCATTTGGATTAGCTCCAGCCGATACTACACTGATTATTACATATCGAATAGCTGGAGGAGAATCTTCAAATGTTGCTTCTGGAAATATTAATAGAATTAATAATCTCATTACCGGAAATGAAACCAGAGTTCTTAGTGGTGGTGAACAAACTACATTTGATGGAGTGTTGAGTAGTGTGTCTGTTATTAATGATGAAGCTGCTAGGGGAGGGGGGAGTTCTCCAACAATTGAACAAATGAGACAGTCTGCTATAGGATATATAAATGCTCAAAGACGCATAGTAACTGCTACGGATTATGAAAAAAGAATATTGTCTATGCCTGCAAAATACGGGACAGTGTATAGAGCATTTGTAGTAAAAGATGATGCTATTAATTATATTAAGACAATGAATGAATATAGCTCCCGTGTGAATTCACATCAGAGTAAAGACGCTGATGGAAATCCGATTTGGGAAGGATCACTTGATCCAGAAGATGATATTAACCTTGTGGTAGACGAACCACTTAATACGAATGTTAATTTATATGTGTTAGGACTTGAT